AGTCAGGAGATGGAAGACTATTGTACACAAGACGTTACTGTTACAAAGAAATTATGCGAACACTTCCGCCCTTACCTAAATGGGTACAGTTCGAGCATCAAGTAGCGAAAATTCTCACCAAACAAGAACAACATGGATGGTATTTTAATGAAAGAGCTGCATGGGAACTTGAATCTTCTCTCCGAAGAGAGTATGAAGAAACTTGTGAACTATTACGCAACAGGTACCCTTACATCCCAGGACAACGATTCACTCCTAAGCGAAATAATAAGACAAAAGGATATATAGCTGGAGCTGAATTTACTAAATTAAAAGAATTTAACCCAACATCACGAGATCATATAGCATGGATCTTACAAACACATTATGGTTGGACGCCTACCTTAACGACCTCTACAGGAAAACCAGTGATAGACGAAACAGTATTGAAAGATATTGGGACGGATATTGCTCTTCAGTTCTTGACACTTCTGGATCTGACGAAAAAGTTAGGGATGATATCCGAAGGCGTGAACGCATGGCAGAAGCTATCTACGACTGCTAGTCGAATACACCACCACTGTTCAGTAGCAACATCTACCTATAGATGTGCCCATCGAAAACCAAACCTTAGTCAAGTACCATCAGATGAAAGATTCAGAAAACTTTTTACGGCATCCCCTAACATGGTTATGTGCGGGGCTGACCTTAGCGGCATTGAGCTTAGAATATTATCCCATTATCTTGCGAAATATGACGCAGGACGCTATAAGGAAATCCTTATCAACGGAGATATTCACCAAACAAATGCCGACAGAATTGGAATTACCCGTAGACAAGTTAAAACAGTTACCTATGCCTTCCTTTACGGAGCAGGTGACAGAAAAATAGGACACTCATATGACAAACAATTATCTGACGAGAAAGCTGTCAAGAAGGGCAGAGAGATTAGGAAAGCCTATGTTGAAGCTATCCCAGGTCTTAAAGACCTTCTGGAGGCGGTACGTCAGGCTAGTCAGAGAGGGTACGTTCTCGGATTAGATCAGAGACGTATCCTAGTAGATAAGAAACACAAAGCTTTAAACTACCTTTTGCAGGGGTCGGCAGCGTGTGTCGCAAAAATGTGGATGTATATAGTCCACCTTACCCTTCCCTCTAATTGTCACCAGTTAGCTTTTATTCATGATGAGCTACAATATGAGTGCCCACCAGATGAGGTAGAAGATTTAAAATTCCTGCTAGAGCTTAGTGCTGTACAAGCAGGAGAGTATTATTCATTACGATGTCCAATTGCCGCTGAATCAAAGAGTGGTAGTAATTGGGCAGAAGTACATTAACCACCTATGAAACTATTAATTGATGCAGATTTTATCGTATATAAATCGTGTGCTGCAGCAGAGACCGAACTTGATTTTGGTGATGATGTTATTGTTGTCACTAGCAACTTTAGCGACGCTTACAATGCAACCAAACAAGAACTTACCAAACTTAGAAACAAATTTGGGTCATTCTCTGATATAATACTATTCTTTAGTGATAGTAAAAATTTCAGAAAGACTATATACCCAGATTATAAAGGCCATCGTAATCGTAAGAAACCATGTGGATATAAACGTGTGGTGAACAAACTTAAGACTGAGTTTGAAACGATTATAATGCCTGAATTAGAAGCAGATGATTCTTTAGGAATTTATGCTACACAACACCCAGGTAATATTATTGTATCCCCTGATAAGGATATGAAACAGATACCTGGAAAATTATACAATCTAGATGAGACATTCACAGTCAGTAAAGAGGATGGTGCTAGATGGCACCTTATTCAATCCGTTTCTGGAGATCAAACTGATGGATATGGTGGAGTCCCTGGGATTGGAGTCAAAAGAGCCGAAACCTTATTTAATAAGGAAGGATATACATGGAAGGCTGTGGTCAATGCCTTCAAAGCGAAAGATTTGACCGAAACAAATGCATTATTAAATGCTCGTTTAGCCCGTATACTTACAGTAAATGATTATGACTTCGATAGAAGAAAACCCAAGCTATGGTCCCCCTCCGCCGATTACAGAATTGACAACAGAACAGGACTTCAGAATGAGACAGTTGGAAATATTATTACCTAAAGATGAAGTAGTGAAGGAGGATATAGTTACCCTCCTTCTTGCTTTACAAAAGCAGAACTTTATCCTAAGTAACTCGATGATGAATTTAGTAAAAAGTTGGCCTAGACCACTTGATAATGACTTAGTAATTGCACTATTAAAATGACAACAGAACTAATCTCCCGCACTGGTCGGGTCCAATCATGGTTGGATAACCCAGATAGTCGTCTACCCGTGTCATGTACCGTCTTCAGTGTTGAAGACTCAATGGAGGGAGACAATGGAATCGAAGCAAGCTGGAGATTCGCCTCATTTGCCCTACGACATGGAGCAGGAGTTGCGATCCATCTATCTAAGCTCAGACACAAAGGAGCAGAAAACGGAAAAGGTCTTACAGCTTCTGGCCCTGTATCATTCGCAAAAATCTACTCCGCCCTAAACGAAACACTACGCAGGGGCGGCGTCTATAAGAATGGAGCGATAGTTATACACCTGGATTTAGATCACAAGGATGTAATAGAATTCATTACTACACCTCGTAGTGAATTACCATGGGTAAAGAGGTGTGTAAATATAACTCCAGCATTATGGAGACAATGTGATAGAAACACCAAAGAGGCATTAATTTATGGAATCAGATCAGGGGATATCTGGCTCAACAAAATCAGACATGATAAGGAAGGCAGACGTATTTTCGGCAATGTGTGCCTTGAAGTTTACCTGCCCTCACGAGGAACATGTTTGCTCCAGCATGTTAATTTGTCTGCCTGTAGAATCGGAGATATCGAGAAAGCTTTCGCTCAAGGTATGTCCCAGTTGTGCGATCTTCATAGCCGAACAGGTGTTGGAGGGTCTGGAGAGTACTTACCCTCGGAGACAGATAGGCAAGTCGGGCTGGGAATGCTCGGATTGGCCAACCTCCTCAGACAAAACGGAGTAACATATGCTGATTTTGCTGATGCATTGGAAGCAGTAAATCAAAAGAAATCATTTAAAGATAATACTGCTACACATATAGCGTATGCCTTACATGATGGTATAGAAAATGCAGCATATATAGCTAAGAGAAATAATATGGTAAGAGCTTTTGCTATAGCTCCTACAGCTTCCTGTAGTTACAGAAGTAAAGGTTTAGATGGATTTACAGCTACACCTGAAATAGCACCTCCTATAAGTGTTTCTGTTGATAGAGACAGTGGTACTTTTGGAGTACAAACATATGAATATGGCGAAGTTGAGATCGCCTCAGAAGTTGGTTGGAACGTTTATAAACGTGTAACGGACAACATAATGATAATGCTCAATAATACGGGTCTTCTTCACGGCTACAGCTTTAACTCATGGAGTGATGTTGTAGAATATGACGAACAGTTCATCGAAGAGTGGCTAGACAGCCCCCAAACATCACTTTATTACAGCCTTCAAGTAATGGGCGATGTTCAGGACAAATCTAGCGCATATGCTGCTTTAGACCAATCTGACGTTGACGATTACTTAAAAGATATACTGAATGATAAAGTTGATGAATCCGAAATAAACTGCGATTGTCAACAATGAGAACACATCCCTACGAAAAATTATTAAATAGAAAAAGAACTTGGACACCTGTAAAACCTACAAAAGGAGAATTAAAAGAAGGTGCTGAAGAAACCATCTTCCGTGCTCTGGCAATACGTCATTTGGAGCTACCAGTGGGAGAATTTATTCAAGAAGGACTTGAAAAAGAAGTACCCGACAACGCTAGGGCACTTCTTGAATCTAACGTTAAAGACGAGATCAAACATGATTTGGCACTTGGCTACATTATTGACGCCCATGGGGCTGATTCACAATCAGAGAGAGAGGCTTTGAGGTTACGTGATGCATGGATGGAACACCCTGATCATACAATTACCAA